TCTCGAAGTTTATGCCAAGGTTTTCGGCCATCTCTTGACGGCTTTGGCCAGAACTCCACTCTCTAACGCGTATGTCATGGGGTGCTATGTGGTGTCCCCATTGGATGCCGTGTTCTTCTTTATATGCTGATAGTGCATCGAGGTAGTGCTGTATACCCTCTCCGCTAGATTCGTAGTAGGAGACAAACCTTACAGACTTTCCCTGAACTTGAAACAGCCATATAGCGGTGGCGTCTGCTATGCCCAGATCCCAAGCTGTATTGACTGGTAATGCTCTATCGACTGGTATGGTGCTGATCTGTTTGTTGATGATGTGTTCAGCAAAATACGAACCGTCTTTATTAGCATAGCAGTCACCCATCCAAATATGGTTGTATAGCGCTTCGTTCTTCTCTTTAAGGTGTAAGCGTTCAGCCTCTAGCGTCTCAGGGAACCATGGGTTTGAATCATAATTCACTTTAACCACATAGCTGTCTGGCGGTGGATCTACGACGAAACGTTGATATGTTGCGTCCATCTCATCCAAAGGGTTAAAACTGATCCAGATTTCTGAATTATCACGCCTAATAGTGGGGATAAGAACGTCCCAACTGGCGTTGGTGACACTTTCAGCCTCTTCGATCCATACGCGATCAATGCCTTCCATCGACTTAACTTTGGATATATTGGACCTCAAACCCTCAAACAAGAACCGCGAACCGTTCTTTCCTAATATCTGGGTCTTCTGCACTTCAAAATGCCCCAGTAGGCCCAATCGGTCAATGGTATCAACTAAAAGCTGATGGACTGAGTCGGTTATGCTCTTCTGGATCTCACGGGCGCAGAGAATGCGTAATGGCTCTTTATACGCCGAAAGCACTAACAACATGGCTATAGAATAGCTCTTCCCACTGCCCCTCCCACCATATACCACCTTATACCTGCAAGGCTTCAATAATGGCTCAAAGGGCTTAGATAGTGTTAGATCAAGGCTTTTAACGTTAACCATTGAGTCTTTTAGCTGTGTTGTCGACTATCGCTATGTTTATCAAGCTGGGCGGGTTGATGGGGTCAGCGCTTAGCACTTGTTTATCAAGCCCGTGAAGCCTAGCCATACCCATCACCGCCGATACTGCCGCTGAAGGGTTTTTAACAGAGTATGCAAGCGCTCGATCTTCTCTAAGGTCTGCGGTCAGGCTCTCAATGGTTACAGCGTGAAGCTTTGCTTGCTCCGCTTGAAGTTCTGCCACCCTACCCAATACCACCCCGTTATTAAATACTCTCTGAACCTTGGTGCTTATAGCTTTGTCAGTCATATTTGTAGAATAGCCAGCTTGTCTGTATGCCTCGGTTTTGTTGCCAGTAGCAACGAACACCTGCGCGGCTGTCTCCCATTGGTGATTCTTTAATTGTCCCATGATGTTAGTGGCGGCAATTAAGCGGCCCTCCTAAAACGACAAAACCCGCCAAAGTAGCGGGTTAGGTGGTTGTTAATTTTCTCCAGGGCCCTATATGGACACGTTTAGCCCTGTTAAAAGTGCTATTTGATCGAATTAAAGCACGTCTTTGAGTCAATAGCCCTGCCACTTTGGCAGTAATTAAAATAAGCAATAAATAACTGTTAAATATAGCGTTCATTGATGGTTTACCGTTACATGTTGCGGTATAATAAATGAGGTTTAGCGATAGCTAAGCCGCAATAAATCCCACCAAAGGATGAATGAAAATGAGAAAGATTGAACAGTTAATGAAAGAAGCAATAACAAACAAGCAAGATTTTAAGCTTGATAATACAGCCGTTTATTTTAACGAGCATACAAACCAAAGCCTTGTAAGATTGCACAATAACTTAATCGCTGTAATTCACCACGGAGAGTTCAAAGAAGTAGAGGTAAACAAGTCGATGTTTGCTGAATACCCCACGCGAACAACTAGAAGCCGTTTACGCGCTCTTGGTGTACCTGCCAGCATTAAAAACGGTCTGGCCGTACTTAATGGGGTGACATTATGAACACTTCCAAGGGTTATTTAATTAGTGGCGTTTTAACAGTTATTAAAAGGCTTGAATCAAGCTACAACGGAAACCCACGCTTCCAAGTCACTATTGGCGATCATGGAGTATTTAAAACTCAAGTAGATGCAACGCTAGGTTACAGCATCGGCAACAATGAAAACAAAACTGTCAATGCTATGGTCGGCAGCTTCTACGGGTCGCCTCATGTGTTCGATGTGGAGCTATCAAAATGATCCAAAACGAAACAACAAGCTTTTTGCAGGATTGCGCCACGGCGACTATCCGATTAAACGACCAAACCCAAGCTGCAATAGTAATGCAGGAATGCGCAGATGAGGGCAAATATAGCAGCGTTGAGGACTTAGCCAAACACGCTGTATATCTGGGCGCTAGTTATAAAGTCTTAGCGTGGCTTGATAGCTATTGTCTGACTCGAAACTGTTACAAAAACGACCAAGAGGGGTAATTCAAAATGCCAAATAGAACCGTACTACCATTGAGTAATTGGAACTTAGACCAAGCTAAAGAGGTCATCTGGGACGCGCTACAAATGGCGCGAGAAGATTGTATATCACCCGATGACAACGGGCCTAACGACTCCCACTGGGATGATATTTGCACCGCCATGGCGTGGCTGCAAGAAGCCGCAGGGTGTGAAGAACTAACGAACGAAGACGACCAAGAGGGGTGATTCATGGACGCAGCAATTTTAAATAATATGGCTTTTGCAGTCATAAGCGCTTTTTTAATAACGGGAGGCTTTGCAGTCTGGCTTACCATAATAAACGATAGGCGCTGCAATAAGCAGAAAGAGCAGGATCATTTATGGGCAATCGCCCGTAATAAAGTTTTAGATGAATCGGGGTACTAAATCATGCACACATTAAACTTTGTACGAGTAGCTAGAGATGCAAAAGACAACGCCAATGGGCTTGTTTACATTCATAACTGGCCTACGGGATTTCAAGAGCTAATCTTTAAATCAAAAGAAGCAGCCGAAGAATGGATATTAATTGTCAATACCAAGGAGGGTAATTTATGAGCGCAGATAATAAAATTGTGGCCACAGTCTGGCATGAGGGGCTTAATTATCGAGTAACTGACCACGGGGAAGACTTCGAGGTCTGTTCAAGCGATGGCACGGGGTACCGCTGGTACTCCAAGCACCAAGCTTTGAAGGATAAAGAGGATATATTATTGGCTTTATCTGCGCACTTGGGCGACACAATCGAACGCCAGCAGGTAGAGTTTTATCTAGTGCCAGATCAATTTATTACTAATGATCGTTTTAACTATTTTATAGTTAAAGACTCTGAACCGTTGGTTCATTTCAGCCTTAAAAGGCATCCCACCTATGAGGCGATGCTAAGCGAAGTCTCTAAAATGACATCGACAGATATTGATGAAATTTTAGGCGCTGAATTGGTCTTGGTTAAACAAGCTGACGATCATTTTACTTTTATCATACATGGCCAGCGGTTTGAAAAAGTTGGCTATAACTTAATTAGTTACATGATCAACTTTGAGATGTAGCGCCAAGAACTAACCCACCAAATGGGGCTTTGGCCCCAAAGGACTTAAAATGTTAACCGTACAAACCAATAAAATGCTGGCTCTTTTCAGTTATGATGTTGAAAAAGCCATCGAAGCGGGAAACGCTGCGGCGTGTTTAACAATCCAACAACAAGAAATTATGCGGGAATTAATAGCGATCAATAACGCTGTTGAAGACGCGCATACCAAGTTAATGAACAATAAAGGGGCGAAATAACATGGACAGCAAGCACATGATTTTAAGCGATTGGGAAGACTACGCTCACAATTTGGGCGGCGAACTAATCACAGAAATGGACGCAGCCACTTATTGTGATCGTTGGTGGTTAGTATTGCCCGAAATCGACGGTCAGCAAAATGACGAGTGTGAACTATTGACAGATGACTACGGCGATCATCACTACGTCTATCAAGTTTTTTTAGATGATTATCGAGATCGTATGCTAAAAAAACTAGCGACTGAGCATCCAGATTGTTTGAGTACCCATAAGGACATAAAAAACCTACCACCCTTGAGCGTTCTCAAATCGCTGCTAGACGCAGGGTATCAAGATGTCAGTTACGGAAACGATGAATGCCCATCTTATTATCTTGAGATTGTAAAAGAAGGAGGGGATGTCTACGAGCGTTTTATCTACATTTATGATGATGTAAGTGAAGACGGTGAGCGGGTTTCTGAAGTTGTAAAGTTTAAAGTTCGGGATGAATCTGAAATTTATCCAAGTGAAGAAGTGGGCGTTTTTGACACGATTGAAAAAGCTATTGAAGGGGGTGAAGCATGAACATACCAACAAACCTTGAAGCCTACGAAGTAAACACTGGTGGCGGCTGTATGGTCACTATTATTAAATGCCCAGAGTGGGATTACATTCTTGCGACTACCGAAGAATCTGTGGCCGTTTTCAAAAGTGAAGATGCGTTCTGGGAAGACCATGGGGCTGATGCTCTAGCCATAGCTTGGG